TATTTATTATTTTTTTTTTGCAAAGTTATATTATAAATGTCTAATTACAATAGCAATAAAGGAAATAATAAGCACCCAGAAACATGCGTTAAGCCTGATGACTTAGAAAAAATGAAAATAGATTGTGATAGTCCAATTGCTTGGAAAAATGGCGATATGACTCAAGGTGCATCTAATACTGGTGAGTCATACGGTTGTCATTTATACAAACAATATGAAGATTGTAAATCTAAAAGTAGAGCACTTTCTAATGTTGCATCTGTTGTTAATAATAGCAAAGGAAGCACTAACGCTGTAAATGTTTATAATAAAACTGGAGGTAAAGCAAAAAAAGGGGGTATGATGTTAATTAAACAAGCATTACTACCAGCTGCTTTAACAGCATCAGCAATTTCATACAAAAAGAAAAAATCTCAAAAAGGAGGTTTATTAGCTCTTGGTGCAAATAATGCTGCTGTTGCTACTTTAGTAGCAGCACGTATGTCAATGAAGAAAAAGAAAGGTGGAAAGAAAACAAGAGGAAAAAAAGTAAAAGGAAGAAAACCAAAAAGAAAAGGTACACGTAAAAAATAAATTATTTATTAAAATAGAAAAATTTAATTAATTATAATTATAATTAAATTTTTTAATTAAACACGTTCATATCGACTCCAAGTGTCTTGATTAAATCCAGAAAGAGCAACACTAGGTTTTTTTTCTTTAACCGGTGCAAGTTTACACATTTTATCATTTTCAGTTTTTTCAGGTTTTACACCATAACAATTTACACCAAACTTAATGTAAGGATTACCCATATAACCACCATTTACACCGGGTCTACCACAATCATTTTTTCTTTTTGGATCTTTTTGTAATTCATTAAATGTATCTTTTTGTGTTGGGAAATAAGCCATTTGTCCTTGAGACCAACCATAACTACACCATTCGGCACCTTCATTATAAGCTTCTTCCATTTGATCATATGATGCTAAACGAGCTCCATGGGCTTGACACATATTAGCGGCTTCATTATAAGTATAATGATTACCAGGAATATGAAAAACTTCTTCATCAGACATTTTTTCTTGTACTGGTTGTTGTAGTTGACTTCCTACATTTGTTTCACTTTTACTACATTTAGACTCTCCAAATAAATTATGGAAATCTAAACCGAATAAACAAAAAATTATTTCTAATAGCTTAATAATTAATTCTCTTAAATTTTTTAACAAAAAGAATATATATCTAACGACTGCTTGAAGTAATTCAACAATATTAACTTCAAAGATGTGATGTAAAATATTAACAACATAAATAAACATAATAAAAATTCCTAGAATTGAATTACCAATAAATCCACTGACTGTAGCACTAGGATCTTGCAGATACAAATATACAGTTAACATAATATTTACTAAAAATGTTATTGGATGTACAATAATATCTCCAAGTGGTTCAACGAATGTATTATATAAATTATCTAATTGTTTTTTAATTTCATCACAAGGTGCTTCTTCTTGGGTATTTCCTAAATTTTCATTTTGAATTTCACTCATATTAATATACTATATTATATATTAACACCTTTTTTTTCTAGAAAGAGAATATATGTTTTTTGTGTAATTATTTTATCACTATTAATTTTTTTAATTATATTATCATTAACATTATACCAAAAGCCTTTGCTATTTTTAATATTAGCTGTATAATGACCACCATTAATATTACCACTATGTTCACAAGTAGCAAATAAATTATAAATAGTTTCATTATTATATTCTAAAACATAATCAGATAAATCAATATCTTCTGTAGTAATTTTAATTAATTTTTGATTTTTTTTACTACCATCATAAGCAAAACGATTTAAGACTAAAATTAAAACATCAGGTAATGACCAAAATCTGTTATATTTTTCTTTAATATCATTTATTTTTTCATTTTTAATATACTCATTAAAACAATCAATTAATGTAATTTCTTTTTTATCTGGTATTGGTAATATTAATGTGCTAAAAGGCTCACAAATAATATTATTTTCTTTTGGATTTTTATTATTAATTATTTGTGTTATCATTGTTCCATAAAATATATTAAGTATTTCAGAATATTCATTTTCAAAAAAATTTTTTTGCGCTTTAAAACATTCATTGGCTAATTTATCTTTATCATTTTTAATTTCTCCTTTAATTGAAAAACTAACTTTTCTTTTAATAGAATTATGTATAATTTCAATAAAATATTGAATAAATTCTCCAGCATCATTTTGGTCATAACCAGTGAATTCAACTCTATTTTGAATTGAGGATATTTTTTGTATAACTGCTATAAAACGTTTTGGATTTATAACACATTCTTTTGATTGCATTAGTTTTCTTAATTCATTAAATTCATGTGTAAATATAGCGTTAGAATCATTTGGATTTTTCACTAATTTTTCATATTTTACATTAAAAAATTTATTTAATATTTTTGTATTAGTTAAACATTGTATTGTGGCATTAATATAACAAGTATTTCCTAAATTTACTAATCCTGATATATTACTCATACTAATATAGGTATTAAATGTTTATGTCGATTTTTAATTAAACAATTTTACAATAATAATAATAATAATAATGACAGAAAATAATAGATTTTTTTATTCTCACGATTTTAATATGAATATGAATGATCCAAATTATAATAATACTTTTTCACGAAGAAGAATGATAAATTCATACGTAGATTTATTACGTGATAATAATAATTGTTTTGCAAATATGATTGATTTAATGAGAAGGGAAGAGCAAACATTATCACGTTTAATTTTCGAAACATATGCTGATAATTTAAGATATAGTGATCCAACACCTAGATTTTCTAATAATTTTCCATTTACTAATAATGCTAATACTAGAGCTGGACAGCAAGAAACACTATTTACAAGACCTTTAAGAGCGAATGGTACACAAATTAATGAACCACTTGATATATTAAGAACAAGAAATATAAATAGACGTAGCAATTATATATCACCACCACTAGTAACACCTATTAATAATAATGGTTTTTTTGAAGATAATGTATTGAGTATAATTGGAAGAAGTTTAGTACCACCACCTGGACAAACATTAACTGTTGATTTTGAAGATGTTCCAGTTGTACCAACAGAACAAGAAATTGTAAATGCAACACGTATTACACCATATAATACAATAATTAATCCAATAAATACAACATGTCCAATAAGTTTAACACGTTTTCATCCTGATAGTAGTAACAATGTAATGGTAATTCGACAATGTGGACACATATTTGTAGAAAATGATTTAAGACAATGGTTTACACGAAATGTAAGATGCCCTTTATGTAGATATGATATAAGAAGATATTCACATACACGAAATGTAGAAGAAGAAGAAGAAGAAGAAGAAGAAAATATTATTAATGATAATAATGAAAATAATGATAATGAAACTAGCAATAGTAATATTGAAAATAGTACATCAACAATTAATGATGAAAGTAATAATTTCATTAGAACATTTACAAGAACGTTTGAGTCGAATGATTTAAGAGATTTATCACAACAATTAATTGAAACTTTTGCTTCATTAGAAGAAGCATGGGGTAATGATGTATCAAATAATATTTTAAATGCAATAGTAAGCCAAATCAACAATAGTAATAACAATAATACTTAACTGTAGAAAATTTATATTATTAGAGATATTAGAATATTAATAATATAAATTATTTAACGACGATATTTTCTGGATTTTTTTCCTTTTTTAACTTTTCTTGCTTTGGTTTTTTTTCCTTTACCTTTAGATTTTCTTGATTTTTTACCACCTTTTAACATACCTAAAGTTAATCTGTTTTTAAGAGATTTTCCTTTTCTTGTAGCAGCAAGAGTTAAAAGAACAGGTACAGCATGTGTGGTAAGATTACCACCTTTTTTACGGTGTCTTTTTCCTCCAACCATTGCAGGAGAGCCTACAGGAGAACCTTCTAATTCTGGAGGAGGAGATCCCATACCTTCAGGACCAGCAGGAGGAGGAGATCCCATATCCATATTTGCAGGTGGTTCACTCATTGGATCTGCACCACCACGTTGACAACTTTTACAACCAGCCATTTATATATAATATAAACAAAAAAATTAACGTGCAATTAAAAAGCGAATTTGTAGTATAAATATTGCTAAAATTAAAAGAAAAATAGTACATATGAAAATAACAGTTAAAAACATATAAGGTTTTATTTCATCCATTACAATATTCAAAATACTCTTAATAATATTTTTTAATTCTTTTTTGATATCACCTATATTTAGGAAATTATTAATTATATCGTTGTTATCAGCTTTCAATTTCATAATTATATTATATTATATTTTTTTTGCGTGTTTTACACGTGTATTTATTCTAATTTATAATTAAATATGATTGACAATATAATTGATATTGATAATAATGATAGTTTTGATTTTAATAATATTAAATTAGGAAAACCTATTGTTTTACAAGGGCAAACTTTTTTTAGCAAAGTATTAAATAAACAAAATGAATTAATAATTCAAACTCCTAAAGGCCTTTTGAAAAATGGTTTTGTAAAATCAGGAAAAAAAACATATTGTGATTTTATGATTTCAAAAATAAACCAAAATACATTAGAATGGTTTGAAAAAATAGAGGAAAAAATACAACAATCAATATATGAAAAAAGTGATGAATGGTTTCATGGTGAAAAATTGCAAAAAGATGATATTGAAGAAATGTATAATAGTTGTTTAAAAAGTTATAAATCTGGAAAATTTTTTACATTACGTTTATACACAGAATCACCAAGAAGTGTTGTAAAAAAAACAAATATAATAAATATTTTTGACGATAATGGTAATGTGTTAAATGAAACAGATATTGATAATAATACAGAATTAATCTGTTTATTTCATATACATGGAATTAAATTTTCAACAAAGAATTTTCAATTGTATGTAGAATTAAAGCAAATATTAGTAACAAAAGAAGAGAATAATATATTTAATAAACCATTGATAAATACAAGTATAAAAAAAAATGTGGAAAATATAGACGTAAATGTTAAGGAAAATGAAGAAATAGATATAAATGAAAAAAACAATGGTGGAGAAATATTAGAAGAAAAAAAAAATGATAATCATGATCTAGCTACAGATGAAAAAATAAATCAAATTATTAATAATGATGAAGAAACTAATATTGTATCTAATGATAATATTGTTAATAAAGAAGAAATTAATAAAGAAGAAATTAATGAAGAAGAAAATATAATTAAAGAGATTGAATATACAAAAGAATTAAGCAAAGAGATAAATAATCAAAATGATGATTTGGTTGAATATGAACCAGTTATTAACGAAGATATAGAAGTTATAGAATTAGAAAAAATGAAAATAAACAATAAGAAAAAACATTATGATGAATACATTGAAGCAAAAAATAAAGCAAAGATTGCAAGAAAAGAAACATTAAAATTAATAGCAGAAGCAAAAAAGATAAAGAATATTTATATGTTGGATGATTTAGATGATAATGATGAAAGTGAAGAAGAAAATTTTAGTGAAGAAGATTATAGTGAAAATGAATATAGTGAAAATGAAGAAAATTAAAAAATGTATGAATATTAAGTTATATTAAGCTAATTTAGTAATTAATTATTGTTTATTTATACATTTTCCAAAAAAAATTTTGTCACTTCTTTATATAAATGGCATCAATTTTTAAACAAGTAAATAAAATATTTATGGATAATTGGGTTGTAATTTTAGCTTTATTAGTAGGTATAGTCGGTATTGGACGTTATTCTATGGTCAAATTTAACACTGCTGATTCAATGACAGACGGTGCTGAGATGGGTGGTTCTCCACAAATGATGAGTTCTCCTCAGGATATGGGGTCACCTGAAGGTATGAGTTCTCCTCCTCCTATGGATGGTCCTGGTTCTCCTCCTGAAGGTTTGGAAGATATGGGTTCACCAATGGGATCACCAGAAGGTATGAATACACACGAATTTGGAAGTGGATCTGTTTTACCAGCTGGTCCTTTAGGTACAAACTCTGATTATGCCAAGGTACAAGGTATTCAAACCGGAAGAGGATTACCATCTGTTGACCAAAAAACAGTAAATAATCCTTCTGATTTGTTACCAAGTGATGAAAACAGTGAATGGGCTAAATTAAATCCATCTGGACAAGGTGATTTGAATTCATATTCATCATTACCTGCAGGACACCACGTAGGAGTAAACACTGTTGGTCAATCATTACGTAATGCTAATTATCAATTACGCTCTGACCCTCCTATCCCAAGAAGTGATAATGTTGGACCATGGAATCAAACAACTATTGAAGGTGATAACTTACGTACTCCTTTAGAATTAGGAGTTTCACCAGCACGTAATTAAATAAAAACAAAATAAATAAGTAATTTAATATATAATTATTATATATTATGTTATATTTTGATAAAGATACATTTTTTACAATATTTGTAATAATATCGTTACTATGGTTATGTTATAGAATATATTCTGAGTCGGCATGGTTTCAATTAAAATGTGTAGTATCTGATGTAAATGGAAGAAAATATTGTTTAAGAGAACGAAGTCGTATAAATGAAGCAAGTGATTTATTAGCAAAAGTAGAAGATCGTTGTAAAAATTTAGTAAAACATATGGAAACAAAATACGGAGATGACAAACGAATTAAACGATTAGCAGAAGGTTTTAAAAAAACAGTAATACAAGAAACATTACCAACAAGTACATTAACTGCATATAGTGAAAATAAAGGGGAAAAGATCGCTTTTTGTTTAGCAGAAAAAAAAGATGAAACTAAATTGATTGATTTAGAAACATTAACTTTTGTAGCAATACATGAATTGTCACACATAATGACAGAAAGTATAGGACATAAGCCAGAATTTTGGCAAAATTTCAAATTTTTATTACAAGGAGCAAAAGAAGCAAAAATCTATATGCCTCAAAATTTCAAAAAACAACCTAAAGAATATTGTGGAATGACAATAGATGATAATCCTTATTATGATTATAATTAAAATATAGGTATTCATATGAAATTAAAGCAAATTATATGTTTACAAAGATTTTCATATTATATTATATATAAGAATAATATGAAATACATTAAAATAATTATACTAGAAAATATAAATAAACCAAAAAGCATAATAGTTTTTGATAATACAAAAAATAATAGTGAAATAATTAGTTTAAATAAGTTATTAAATGATAAAAGTTTGGATTTAAATTTATATTTTTCAAAAGATGAAATAAAAAAATATGAAACTATTGATTTACATGAAATAGTTAAAATAACAAACGAAACAATCCATTATGATGATACAATATACATGTTATATAATACAATACATAATTTTTTGAAATTAGATAATACATATTCACATGAAGATGTGTATTTTTATACTGAAAAAAATAAAAAATTTGATATTAGTAATTTATTTGAAAAGTTAACATATGATCATACAATTGAAAAAGATAAAATAAATAAATTTATTAGAAATAATAACATTATGAAACAATCTTATAAAAAAGATATTAATTATTTTGAATTTAATGATTTATTAAAAGATAAAACATCATTATTAGAGTTAAAATCATTATCTATAGCACATAATGATGATATACATATAAATCCTTTTAATTACAATAATGAAAAATACAATAGTGAACAAATATTTAATCAACAGTTATGTGATATCATACAAAATGATGAAATAATAAATATATATGTGATATTTGCTATTGATATTTTAAAAAAAAATGAAGATAATATTTTACATTTGATAAATTTGTATTATCCATTTCTATCACAAAAAAATATAAAAACATTTGATCAATATAGAGAACGAAAATCAAAAAATATTAATGTAAACAATGAAAAGTATAATAATATAAATAAATTAAAAAATATATTAAATAAAAAGAATAGCTTTAATGGTAAAACTTTGATAGAAAATTTAAATTTAACAATAAAACCCAATAAAAATATGTTTATTGTATTGAATACTTTATTTCATGTTATTGATTTAAATGAAAAAACACCAATAGTTAAATATTCACCGGGTAAAAGTGAAGAAAAAATATTTAGATTATATTCACATAAATATTCAAATAAATTAAAACAACAAATATCTTATTTACCAAGAACATTTATATTAAAAATTACAAATGAGTTATCAAAATCTAAACATAGTTCGGTTTCTTGTTTAATAGAACATAAATATAAAAAAAAAATAATACCAATAATCGTAGAAATAATGGAAGATGGAATTTGTAATATATCATTCCAAAACTCATTAGTTATTGAAAATAAAAAATATAATAAATTTAAATTAAGTTTTGATGAAGTAGATAAAATATTGAAAGAAGTTTACAATAATTTAATTAATTATATAAATATTGCATATAGACAAGAAAATAATTATTTTTCATTAATTAATAAGATCGATCAATCAAATATAGAACATAATAATAATATTTTTTCATATTCAAAAAATATTGAAGATTCAAAGAATTTATTTAAAAATATAATATTAATAAGAAAAAAAATATTACCATTATTTGAAATAATAGAGGTTGACAGTAATACAATGACATTATTGTATAAAGGATATCAAACAAATATAATTAATAAAAATTGTGAAATAAAAATAGAAAGAATAACTTCAAAACCAAAACAATTTAATATTACATTAAAAAATATTAATAATATTCATTTAGCTTATTATATACTTGAATATATCGATAACTTATTGGATATAACAGGTATATTGAGTTTTAATGAAAAAAAATTTGACGAAATAGAATTAATAGATAAAGAAGAAGTAGCAAATCAAATTGAATATAAAAAAAATGAAATAAATAATGATAATAATAATGGATTAAATAATGAATTAAATAATGAATTAAATAAATTAAATATAGAAAATGAAATTGTAGAACCAGTAAGTGAATTAAATAGTAAAGAAAATAATAAAAAAAAAGATTTATTTGGATTAAATTTAAATAATGAAATGGAAGAAGATAATAATATTTCTTTTGGTGGAAGAAAAATAAGAGAAGATAGAGGGTATAGACAAATGAGAATAGAAGAAAGAGATCCACAAATTTTAAAAAATAATAATAAGGTACATCCTAATAATAAGTGGAGTACAAAGTGCCAAAAGTCTTCTTTTAGACAACCAATAATAATAAACGAAGAAGAGAAGAAAAGAATAGATGAAATATCACCTGAATCGTATATAGCTCCTTACAAATATGGAAGTGATGAAGAACATCAATTTTATTATATTTGTCCAGAATATTGGTGTGTTGATGAAAATATATCATTGAATAAGAAAGATATCAAAGAAGTAGATGGTAAAATAATAAGTGATAAATGTAAAACTATTGACGACAAATATGGTAAAATAATAAAAGGTAATCCTGGTAATTGGTATGCAAAAGCTAATAAAACAGTATGTGCTCCATGTTGTTTTAAAACTACCAAAAATAATATTCCAAAATATGAAGAAGATAAAATTGATAAAAAATGTAGACAAAACACTAATGTAAATAGTAATAGTAATGAAAATAAAAACGCAAGAGAAAATAATAATGAAATAATAGATAACAAAGATAGTATATTAAAATTTTTTAAAGAAGAAGCATATATCCAACAATATAATAAATTTCCATTAGATGTAAAAAAAATGGGTGAAATACCATTAAATGTGAAATTACTATTAAATTTAACAGAAAAAGAAACAAAAGAGTTATTTAGATTAGGTGTAGAAGAAAATCATAAACAATCATTTATATCGTGTTTATCATCAGCAAAATATTTATATGATGCAATAAAAGATAAAACATTATTGAAAAAAGATATACCAACAAATAAAGTTTTTAAACAAAATTTACTAAAAAATATAATAGATTTAGATTTATTTGTATCTTTACATAATGGTAATTTACCGTTATTATTTAAAAATAATAAATTAAATCTTAAAACAGAAAAAGAATATTCAGCTGATGTTATAAATACAAAATTTTATAAATTATTTAAAAACAATAAAGAGAAGTCAGTGTATTTAGATGAAATAATAAAATCATATGAAAATTTTAAATTATATATAAAAAATGATAATATAAAAATAGATCATACATATTTATGGGATTTATTTGTTACACCAAATAAAAATATCTTTAGTGATGGTTATAATTTAATTGTAATTGAAATAGATAATATGGAATTAGAATCAGACGCACGTATAATATGTCCAACAAATTATTATAGTAATGATAAATTTGATAATAAAAAAAAATCAATAGTTGTTTTAAAATATAAAAGTTATTATGAATTATTAATAAGACGTGTCATACATAAGGGAAATAATATTGAATTATTTTTAGCACATTCTACAAATGGTATTATTGGATCTTTTATAAAAAAAATAAGTCATTTATATAATAATAATAAATATTGTGGATTATTTTCAATTGAACCTCCACAATTATTAAAAGAAAGTAAAACAAATGCAAATGAATTGAAAAAAATATTAGAAAATAATAATTTTAAAATAACAAAACAAATAGTATATTTTAATGGAAAAATTATTGGATTTCAAGTTGAATATGTTAATAATAATAATGATGATAACGAAGTAAATAAAATAATAAAATTTGTACCTTGTAAACAGTCAGGTATACTCAAAGATATACCTTTAACATTTATCAATGATGAAAACTTATTTTTGGATTATCATGAAACAAAGAATATACTAAAATATATTTACGATAAAACTGACAAAAAATATAATTTATTACCAAAAAAGAAGGTAATATCTAAAAATAAAGTATTAGGATTTGAAACATATAATAAATTATTTATACCAATTAATCCAATAATAGATGAGAATGAAGTATTAGATGAACTAGATGAAAAAACGATTAATTATGGAATATATTTTAATGACAAAAATTTTCCTGAAAATTTTATAAATTTAGATTCAAAAATATCTTTAAAAAATAAAATAAATAAGAAAGAAAACAAAAAATTAGATATTATTCTAGAAAATGAAAAAAATTATGAAAAATTTAAAATTTTAGTGAGAAATGTTATTAATAAAACTGAGTTAAGATTAACAAAAAATATTTTTTTAACAATTTTAAGAGAAGAAGATGATTATGAAAATAAAATAAAAAAAATATTTAATCAGTTAAAAAAGATATTAGAAAGTTATTCAAACGAACTAAATGATTCATTGATCAGTGATGAATATATATATAAAGTAAGTGATGAAATAATACGCCATGATATAATGCAAAAATATTACTTTATTGATAGTAATTACATTTTATTTTCCAATTTAAATGATGAAACAAATAAAAAAGAAAATGAGATTATATTACCACAAACATTGTTATTGGATGATAATTTACCAAATAATAATAATAATAATAATGATGTAATAAATAGTACAAAAGAAACATTTATTCCAAATGAAAAATATATATTAGATTATACGAATGGAATTATTTTAAATAATATTAACAATAACGTCGAAATAAATAATGATATAAATTCTAATAATGATAAAGTTATAATTGATAAAAAAAAGAATAAAATAAAAAGAGTATTGCCATGTGGTAAAAGGTGTGAAAAAGGTACTAGATGTGATGTAACTCTTGATCCACCACAATGTGTTACATTTAATAATGATGCTAATTTTACTATTACTGTAAAAAAAAGAGGACGTCCAAAAAAAAATACAATTAAAAATATAAACATAGAAAAAACTATTAAAGTTAAAAGAAAGGTAAATTAAATAAATAATAATACATATTTATTTAATTTTTGTTAATTCATACTTCATCATCACTGTCAACATTTTCATCATCACTGTCAACATTTTCATCATCACTGTCATAATAGTTATTATTAATGTTTTGATTTATTATTGTATTAATTGTATTATTATCACTATTACTATCACTATCACTATCACTATCACTCTCATTATTATCATTTAAAATATTATAAGTAACTGTAATATCTTCATTGTATTCTTCTATTACTTCATTTGATAAATCAATATTAGTAGGTGATGTTGCTCTACTTGTGCTTTGTGGAGGTGTATCAGATGGTGTACGTGGAACATATTCATAATTTGAATTACTTGCAATAATATTATTCATTTCGTCTAGTAATGGAAATGGAATCTGTAAAATGTTTCTCTCCACTTGATTAAATTCATTAAAAAAATTTTCTTCATATACATCTTTTGACATAACATTTTCGATATATTTTTCAATTTTATCATACTCAATATATTTAGTGTCATAAGTATTCGTTTTTTTTACCTTTATATATCTTCTACCAAATCTAAAATTATAATGATAAAAAGCTCTCATATATTTACAATATTTAGTTTTATTAATGTAATATTTATGACTATTTTCTGTGTAAATTGTACTTATATATAATGTATACATTTTACCCAATGCTTGAATTAAAATATCATTAGGAAAATCATCGCTAATTTGTGTTTTTACTTTACAGAATTTATTTTTCTTTGACATCATTTTACGGATACCTTTAATATATTCAGCTTTTGTTAAGTTATTAATATAATGTGTGATACATTTTTCACGTATTATTATATGACATTCAATTTTAAATTTTGATAAATCAAAGTTTAATAGAAAATAATTATAAAATAATAATGGAATTTTAAACTCCAATGCTTTTAAATTAAAATATATAGCGTATAAATTAGATAAATTAAATGGAATATTTGTAAAAGGATTACATGGTATTTTTGGTTCACAATAAACAACTTGAGAATTATAAAAATAGAGTGAAGTTTCAATAATTTTCATTAAATCAGTTATTCTAAATGTATAAATAGTATTGTTTTGATTTATTTCAATTAAATGATGTTTTTTTATTTCATTTAATGGTGTTGATGTTAAATCTTCATTATAATCAAATTTTTTAGAATATTTCCATTTTATTAAATTCTTAAAAAGTAACATTCTATGATATAATTTTTGACATTTTCCAAAAATATCAACAATAGTAGAAATATTATTTTTGTTAATAAAGAATTGATTATTAATTTTATTAATTTTTTGAAATTTTATTTTGCGAAAATTATCATCGCAATTATTATGATCAACTGTGTAAATAAAAAAATGAAAAAAACAAAATACATCTGTATCAATAGTATCTTTATTACTCATAAAGCTACTGTATTCATCAAGATTAATATTAAATTTATTTAAAAAATATTTATGTACTACATATTGAAATAAATTTTTTTTTTTTTTTTTTAAATTAAATTTTATAAAATTACCTTCAATTTTAAAATTATTTATATTTAATAATTATTTTT